ACTAATGTTTATGATAAAAATGTACAAGGATCTCCAAAATGTGGATTTTTTTGGGGAGCTTATATGAATAGACATCGATGTTATGACTTAATTAATGGAGAACCAGATGTAATAAAAGCATTAATTGAAATTATTGAAAATAGACATTTAATTGCTAAAAATACTTCAGATCCTGCAGCTTTGACACAAGCTAGAGCAGAAAAACCTGTGACACCTCAAGAAGCAATAATGCGTACTGACGGTACAATATTTCCTGTAGGAGATCTTAGTGATTATTTAGATAGTATTAAACCTGAAGAACAAAGATTTACAGGTAACCATTATATTGGAGAATTGGTTTATGATGCAGTAGAAGGAGTTAAATGGAAACCAAATGCTGATTTAAAACCAATAAGATTAGCTAGTGTAGAAAGAGGTAAAAATAGGGAAGGAGCTGTTGAAATTTTTGAATTACCTAAAAAAGACTCTTCAGGTAAAGTTCAATCAGGAAGATATATCGCAGGTATTGACCCTATTGATGCTGATGAAGGAGATTCATTATTTTCAATATTAATATTAGATTTACTTACTGATAGAATTGTTGCAGAATATACAGGAAGATATCCTAAAGCCGAACAATGTTATGAAATAGCATTAAAACTTTGTGTTTTTTATAATGCACAAGCAAATTATGAAAATAATTTAAAAGGACTACATTCTTATTTTAAGAATAAAAATGCTTTACATTATTTAGCAGATACTCCTGAAATACTTAAAGATATGGACATGTTAAAACCATCAATGTCTAATCCTAAAGGTACCAGATCAACTAAACCAATTAATGCTTGGGGAAGACAACTACAAGTAACTTGGATGTTGACTGAAGCTTATACACAAGAAGAAAATAAAAAATTAAATTTACATACAATTAGATCTTTAGGATATCTAGAAGAATGTATTGTGTGGAATCCTGACGGAAACTTTGATAGAGTTTCTGCAGCAAATATGCTTTTTATATTGAGAGAAGATAAATTGAGACAAAGGGAAAGTTTAAGAAATGTAGAAACTAAAAGTAAATCTTCTCATTCTTGGGTAAATAGTAAATTTTTTGATTCTGTTTATGGAAAACAAAGAGATAATTCTGAAAAATATAAAAGTATTTTCAGCGATTAGCTATTTTAAAATTTTAAATAATTTAAAACTAATAAATATATTATGTTATATTTGCAAATTATTAAATATAAAACATGAGTACAGTTGTATCAAAAATGCCTCGTCAAAAATTATCATATTCTGCAAAAGGTAAACAATGGCGAAAAGATAACGTGAATCATGCAGATAAATATTCTTTCTATAATAATGAAAGAGTCAGACAAACATTACGAAATAGAATTATTAATTTAAATCTTTATAATGGAATTGTTTCTCCTGAAGATATTGCAAACACATTAAATCCTCAAGGAATTGATGCTGACTTCATTACAAGAGAAATCCCTCATCATCCAATAATGACACCTAAAATAGATGTTTTAATTGGTGAAGAAATTAATAGACCTTTTGATTGGTTTTTCACAGTAATTAGTCCTGACGCAATTTCTAAAAAAGAAGAAGAAAAATCTGCATTAGTTAAACAAAAATTAGTATCAATTTTACAACAAGGTCTTTCTGAAGAAGAAGCTCAAAAAGAAATTGAAAAATTTTCTAAATATTTGAAATATAATTTTCAAGATTCTAGAGAAAGAATGGTTAATCATTTAGTTAAACATTATTATGAAGAACTTAATTTTTCAAATAAGTTTAATGAAGGATTTAAAGATGCTTTAATTAATGCTGAAGAAATTTATCAATGTGATATTGTTTCAAATGAACCTACTTTTGAAAAATTAAATAGTTTAAAAGTACATTCTGTTAGATCATCTAATTCATCTAAAATTGAAGATTCAGATCTTATTGTTATTGAAGATCATTGGTCGCCTGGTAAAATAATTGATTATTATTATGATGAATTAAAAGCTGCAGATATTGATCAAATTACTGAATATTCTACAAGTGGTACTACAGGTAAAGGTGCTTATACTACAGATGATCAAAATCATCTTTTGTTAAGAGATACTCATGAAAGTATTATAAATAGTTATTTAGATATTGCTGAAATAAATGGTCATCAATTTACAAGTAAATATATTGATTCTGCAGGTAACATTAGAGTTTTAAGAATTTATTGGAGATCTCAAAAACAAATATTTAAAGTAAAATTTTATGATGAGTTAACAGGAGAGCCTGATTATAAATTTGTGTCTGAAGAATATATTCCTAATAAAGATTTAGGTGAAGAACTTACTTCTTATTGGGTAAATGAATGGTGGGAAGGAACTAAAATAGCTAAAGATATTTATATTAGAATGCGTCCTAAACCTGTTCAATATAATAGATTAAGTAATCCATCTGTTTGTCATCCAGGTATTGTAGGTGAAGTTTATAATACAAGTCAAGGTAGAGCTGTTTCTCTTGTTGATAAAATGAAAAATTATCAATATCTATATGATGTTATTTGGGACAGATTAAATAAAGCTATTGCAAAGAATCTTGGTAAAATTTTATTATTAGATATGTCATTAATACCTTCTGGATGGGAGCCAGAAAAATGGTTAGCTCAAGCTACTAAATTAGGTATTGGTGTTATTGATGGTTTTAAAGAAGGAAATATGGGTTCTTCTCAAGGTAAACTTGCAGGACAAATGAATGGTACTAATATTAGACCTTTAGATCTTGAAACTGGTAATTATATTCAACAGCATACAAATTTACTTGAATTTATTAAAGCTGAAATGGGTGAAATTGCAGGTGTTTCTAGACAAAGAGAAGGTAATGTATCTAATAGAGAAACTGTTGGTGGTACTGAAAGAGCTGTAACACAATCATCACATATTACTGAATGGTGGTATATGAAACATGAAGATGTTAAGAAAAGATGTTTACAGGTATTTCTTGAAACTGCCAAGATAGCATTAAAAGATAATAAGAAAAAGCTTCAAGCAATTACTGATGATATGTCAATTATAATGATTGATATTGATGGTAATGAAATTAATGAAGCAGATTATGGACTTATTGTTAGTACTGGATCTAAAGTTAAAAAAGTAAAAGAAACTCTTGAAGTTCTTGCACAAGCATTTATGCAAAATGGAGGTTCTTATTCTGTAGCAATTGATGTTTTAACATCTCAATCTATAGCAGATATTAGAAGAAAAATAGAAAACGCTGAAGATGAGATGAATGAAAGAAATGCTAAAATTGAAGAAGACAAAATTAAGCAAGCACAAGAAGCAACTTCTATGGAAATGGAACAAAAACAACTTGATAGAGATCTCAAGAAATACGAAATTGATGTTAAAGCTGAAACTGAAATTCAGAAGGTTATGCTTCAATTAGAAAATGCTCCAGAAGAAGTTAAAGAAACAGATGATTCAAGTGTTGACGAATTTGATTATAAAAAACATAAGGATGATGTAATGTTAAAAATTAAAGCTTTACAAGATGCTATGATAATGCATAAAGATAAAATGGAACGTGAAGATAAAAAAATAGCAGTTTCAAGAATTAAGAAAAAAGCTGCATAATAGCTATATTGCATTTTAAAAAAAATCAATATTTTTTTAATTTTTATATTACATTTGCAAAATAAAAGGAGAAATATGGAAGATAATAATTATGGAATGAATTTATTTTTAGATGATGAATTTTTAGATGATGAAAATTTAAATCTAGAAAACGAAAATGGCGATGAGCCTGAAATAGAAAATGAAGAGATCGACGAGGATGTAAATCAGGATGAAGTAGTCGAAGAAGCAGAGGATGAGGAAACTGATCAAAATGACGACGAAACTTCTTCCCCTCCTTTATATAAATCCTTAGCGTCACATTTATATGATAAAGGTATTCTCGCCTCTGTTGATTCTTCAAAAATAGAAAATGTTAAAACACCTGAAGATTTAGAAGCATTAGTCATTGAACAAATGAAAGCTAATGAATATAAAGATTTAACTGATATTCAAAAAGAAGCATTAGAAGCTTTCAGAAATGGGGTTAGTGTTGAAACATTTAAACAACAAAAAGAAATTGAATTAGAGTTAGAATCTATTACTGAAGAAGCTATTGAGTCAGATGAATCATTAAGACGACAAATTATTCATCAAGGATTTATTAATAAAGGTTATTCTGAAGATAAAGCTTTAAAATTAACAAATCGTAGTTTTGAAGTAGGTGAAGATTTACAAGATTCAAAAGATGCACTTGAAGATATTAAATTAAGTGTAAAAGAAAGATTCACACAACAACAAGAATACGAAAAGAATTTAAAAATTCAAAAAGAAGAAGAGCAAAAAAAGCAAAGAGAACTTTTAGAAAACTCAATTTTAAAAACTGAAGAGCCTATAAAAGGAATTAAACTAAACGAAATAACTCGTAAAAAAGTATTAGATACAATGTTTGTTCCTGTAAGTAAAAATCCTAAAACAGGAGAAGATGAAAATGCTTTAATGAAAGCTCAAAGAGAAGAAAAAGATTTTGCTCAAAAACTTTACACAGTATTTACATTAAGTAAAGGTTTTAAAGATTTTAGTATTTTTGGAAAACAAGAAAAAACAAATACAATAAACCAATTAGAAAAAGCTTTAAAGAATAATCAACACGTATTAACTGGAGGAGATCCTTCATTTATTGATGATTTGAATGCTTTTGATCAAGAAATTGGAGATAAGTTAGTATATTAAAAATAATAATTATAAACAATTAAAATTAAATTATGAGTGTAGGTAAATTTGTAATGACCAAAGGACAATATTGGTCAGGATTAACAACACGAAATCACTTGGGTCAAATTTATGCTACTAGACCAATGGTTGCATCTCAGATCACAGGTATATTGCTCGCACAAGCAGGTATGAAAAACTTGGATACAGTGTTGAATATGTTCCCTGTAAAATATCTTGAAGATGAAGGAGATTTCATTTGGAAAATGGTAGGTTCTCATGAGAGAAGTATTCCGTTGGTTGAGGCAAGATATCAAGGTGCTGTAGTAAATAGTAATACTGTTAATGTTGGTGCAAATAGAGCTGAAATAGAGTTTGTGTTTGCTGAAAAATATTTTACAGATGTACATGTGATTGCAGGTTCTAAACCAGATATTTATCAATATCGTGTTTTAGCAGACCCTAAAGCAGAAGGTGTAAATGGGCCTTATGTATATACTGTTGAAGTATGGGGCGGACCAGAAACATATCAAGGTGTTCCAGGTACAGAATTATTAACAGGTGAAAAATTCTCAATTGAAGGAGCTCCTGTTGAAAGAACAATGTCTATTAAAGGTGCAGATCTTAATTTCAGCTCACCTTACACATTGAAAAATACAATGTCTCAACTTAGAGTTGAAACTACTGTTCCAGGTAATATGATCAATTGTAAATTAAATGCTACTGATGTATTTTATTCAAAAATTGAATCTCTTGACAATACTGGTAAATTAAGAACTTCACATACTTGGATGCAAGAAATTTATTGGAGATTTGAACAACATCTTTCAAGATTAAAAGCTTACAACATTATGTTTGGTAAGTCTAATAGAGCAGAAGATGGTCAATTCTTAAATATTGGTAAATCAGGATTTAAAATTGAATCAGGTTCAGGTATTCGTGAACAAATGGAAGTTTCAAATATTGTTACGTATAATCTTTTCTCTTTGAGAATTTTAGAAGATATGTTACATGAACTTTCTGAAGGTAAATTAAATTTCAACGAAAGAGTCTTTGTACTTAGAACAGGTGAAAGAGGAGCTAAACAATTCTCTCAAGCTATTAATAGAGAAGGACAAGCATGGAAAGAACTTTCTCAAAACAACCCTGCTGTTGTACAAAAAGTAAGTTCTCCGTTGCATTCAAATGCTTTCAAAGCAGGATATCAATTTACTGAATATGAATTTGCTAACTCTATTAAAGTAATGTTGGAAGTAGATCCAATGTACGATGATAAAGTTCGTAATAAAATAATGCATCCAGATGGAGGTGTTGCAGAATCATACAGATATGATATTTTATACATTGGTTCAACTGAAGAGCCAAATATCCAAAAAGTAATGGTTAGAGATAACGAAGAAATTAGAGGATATCAAGCAGGTTTCAGAAATCCTTTCACTGGTGAAAGAGGTTCTGGTAATATGGGTAGAATGGAAGATAGTGCTACTATTACAGCTTATGCAATGCAAGGAGCTATGGTAAAAGATCCTTCTAGAACTGCATCATTAATTCCAAGTATAATTTATCAATTCTAATAAAAAACATAGTACTCCAGAACAAAAAACTGGAGTACTATTTTAATAATTAAAAATTAAAAATAATGGGAGAAGTATTAAAAGGAGAAAAGGAGAAACAAACATTTCAGTTACCTGATGAAAAAGTAACGATTAAATTTATAAAAAGAAATAGAGGTTTAGCTGCTGATGTAGCAGATTCTCATGTAATTTCAGGAGGTATGATTGAAGGTGCTACACGAAAATTTTGTGTACCTCTTTTAAGAAATGGAGGATTAAAAAATGTATTAACAAATGAAGAAAAAGAATTTTTTGAAAAAGGACATTTCGCAGGAGTTAATTTATCAATTTATAGTGATTTTTGGAAAAACCAATTTGTAAGTCTTGAAAAAATTGATAATATTTTAGATTTATCCGTACCTGAAGATTATATAAAATATAAAATTCTTTTAGCGTGGTCAGATGTAATTGCGCCATCTTTAGAAGAATTTAAAAAAATGAATAAAGGAACTTATCAATTTTATATTACAAGATCTGGTGAAGAACTTAAAGATAGATCTAAAAAATTAGATTTAACTAAATCAGCTTGGAAACAATATTGGAAAATTGAAGATAATCGTGATGTATTAGTATCGATAATTTATTTAATGACTGGTAAAAAAGTTTCAGATAATTCAGCCATGAAATATATTAATACTGAAGTAGAAACTTTAGTAGATACTAGAACAAAAGATTTTTTAAATTTAGTAGAAGATCCTAATTTTGAAACAAAAACATTAATTGCTCTTGCAGAAAATGCAGGTATTATTTTAAAGAAAAATGGTAAGTATGAAACAATTGACGGTTTAACATTAGCTAAACAAGGAGAAATTGCTTCATTACCAAATGCTGTCAACTATTTAATTGATCCTAAAAATCAAGAAGTTCGAGATTTAATTCAAGCAAGAGTGTCAAATACAAAATAATAAATGACAACTAGTGAATTTAGTTTACAATTTGATATTCTTTATAATAATATTGCATCAAATGCTGCACCTGGAATTGATAAATATGAAAAATCTGTATATTTAACTAAAGCTCAACTTGAGATTATAAAAGAATATAATGGTTTACAAAATAAATATCAAAAAGGATTTGAAGGTTCTGATAAAAGAAGAACTGATTTAAAAGAATTAATTAAAGACTATAAGTCAAATTCTTTTATTAGTAATTCTCAAAATATTAATTCTAATTCTAAATTTTGTGTACTTCCTCAAGACGTGTTTTTAATAAAGCATGAAAAAGGAATTTTTAAAAAAAATGGATGTGAAAAAGAATTAACTATTGTCCCTACAACATTGGATCAATTTGAAGAAAATATTAAAAATCCTTTTAGAAAACCTTACGAAGAAAAAGCTTGGAGATTAGATTATAATTCGTCAATGGTTGAGATAGTGAGTAATGTAGATATTATTGAATATCAAATTAGATATTTAAAATATCCTGAACCAATAATTTTGACAAATTTAGCAACAGATCCTGAATTTTCAGGAATGAATTTAACAATTGATGGAATTACAAGTGAACAAACTTGTAAATTAAATAAAGAAATTCATCCAGAAATTTTAGATAGAGCAGTAGAATTAGCATATAGTGATTATAGAGAAAGTAATCTAAAAAATAAAGTTCAATTAAATAATAGAAATAATTAAAAATTAAAAATATGGCGAGTATAATTTCTCCAAAAAATGTAGGTAAATTAATGGTGGCTACAGCCGTAGCTTCAGAAACAACAAATTCAACTTTTAATTCAGGAGCTTCTTTAGGTGAAGTTGCTGTAATTAAAGCAGATGGTTCGGCTATTGCTGCAAACTTACCATTTAAAGTAATTCATAAAAAAGATACTTCTTTGACAGGTGTAGATGCTTCAGATACAATTGATCCTTTACAGATTGATTATGTTAAAGTAGGTACGTATTCTCCAGAATTACCAAAAATAATTACTGTGAGTGGTTTTACAGGAACTCCTATTGCAAACGCTACTTATAGAGTATCTATTCGTAAGTTTGATGGAATAGGTTCTCCTCAAAACTTTAGACATATTCATGGTTTTGTAGTAACAAGTGTTAATAACACTTTAACTTATACTGATATTTTAAATCAATTAGCAGCAAACTTAAATGCTTCATTGAAGAGAGATAATGAATATAAAGAAATTCAAGTTACTGTTTCAGGCTCAACTTTAGTTTTTACAGGTCAAGTACAATCTTTTAAACTTGGTAAAATTGCAGGAGATCCTGTTAATTTTGAAATAGAAACTTCAGTTAAAGATAATTCTCCAGCAACACTTGCTGCAGCTGGAACATCTTATAACATATTAACAACTACTTTAACTCAAGGTATTAAAGCAGGTGTTGGTACTGGAAAACAAGTTTCTTTAGCTGAATATTCATTAATGGGTTATGAAAATGCTGATTATGGTCGTGAAATGGGATTCCCTAACAATTTTGACCCAACATATTTAGCAAGTCCTACAGGAACTTATAATTGTGTTGTAATTGGATATCATAAAGATAGAACTGGAGTAAATGTAGAAAGACAATTTAAAGAATTACATGTTGTTTTTCCTTTTACTGTAGGTACAATTGCTTCAAACTCATTAACAAATGACTTTTTAGCAAAACTTAGAACAGTTGCTCCAAATGCAGGTGTTCCTGCTAATTTAGCAACATCGTAATAATAACCTAACAAAAGGAAGAAGAGAGAAAAATTTCTTCTTCCTTTTTTTTTACAAAAAATATGGCAGTAGTAATAAATAATTTTGAAATAATTAATAGTGGTACCCAATTAGCAATAGACGTTCAAACAACTGTTGGCTATGATATTACATCACTAATGTTATGGAATATTAATACATTTAAAGATTATTCTTTAGCTGTAAATTTAAATTACAAACTTGAAAATTCTAATAATAGAGAAGTAATTATTGTAACAACTTCTGAATTAGGTATTTCAAAATTTGAAGATATATATTTTATTGAAGTTCAAGATAATGCTCCAAATGAAGATTGTCCAGAATGTTTATATCCTGCATTAGGTATTACTTATAGTTTAACAAATTATTACCAATGCATGTTAAATTTTTTATTAAAATCTGAAATTGATAATTGTTTAAATTGTAAAGATACAAATTCTAAAAATACATTAATTACAATTTCTTTATTAATTGATTCAATAGAAAAGTCAATCGATTTAGGTTATTATTTACAAGCAATTTCTACAATAAATAAATTAAAAAAATTATGTTCTTTAGAAGAATGTAATGAATGTGGAAATGTATCGTGTACTTCTTGTAGTAAATTTAAACAGATTGTATAATGATTGAAATAGATGATAATAATCACATACCTGTCTTAATAAGTTCTTTAGATAAAATTTATAACAAATCAAAAATTACAGGATCTTTAAGTTCAAAAAATTTATATATTTTAAATATTGTATTTAAATTATTAAATGGATGTTGTTTAACATTAAATAATGAACAACGAAGAAAATTAATGGCTATTTATAGTAGTATATATTTTAATTCTCAAGATATCTGTAAAGTTAAAAATTTAATAAAATATCAAATTCCGGTAAAAACTAAATTTTTTCAAGCTGAAACAATTGATTGTAACACTTATCCTAAATTTGAAAACGTTTTTTATTGGCAAGAAGAAGATTATTCTACAACTTACAATGATTTGTTACCTTTAGTAAATCAGACAGGATATTTTACAAATAAACAACAAGATTCATTAATTTCTTTTAATGAAGGTAAATTAATAAACTACACTAATATAGGTAGATTATGTTTTGCTATTCTTGAATCAAACAATAGTAGTTATAATTTAATAGACATATTAAATAATAATGTAACAGATACATTTGATACACATTATTATCAAGATATAAATACAACATTATTTGTATCAAAATATATTTATTCAAATGGTGAAATTAATTTTAAAATAATAAAAACATAATATGTCACAAGATTCAAACAATATCCCAAAAGGATTAAATATAACCACACAAATTCCATTAGATGTAAAAAGATATGCTTTAAATGAAGACACGTTATCTCACTTAGGAGATAATAATCAATTAGCTTTTACATATTATGATGGTTTAAGAGTATATTGTGTTGCTGAAAAAACAATATGGGAATGGAAAGAAGTTTTATCAGGACAAGAAGATACTGGATTATTATTTAATGGTGATTTTACATATCCTTCTAATATAACTACTTTCGGAATAACTTATTCTAATAAAAAATATAATTTTTTTAAAGTAGAATATGTTAACAAAGCTGATGAAAAATCTTTCGACGCTACTTCTTTAGGAACTGGTCAACCAGTATATAAAGATAAAACTGTAAATGGAAACGACACAGTATTTAATTTTAAAAAAATAGATGTTGTTAATGCTGGAACAACAGGTATTCCAGTTCTTTCTGGAATATCTACAGTTGGAGATAGTATTTTAATTAGTGGAAAAAGATTAAAAACAAATAATTTAGAAATAACAGAAGCTTCTGGTGAAATTACTATAAATACTCCAATAGATGTAAATAATGTTATATTTTATGTAAATGTAAATTCTTTAGCTACAGAAGAAACTGGAACAATTTCTAAACCATTTAAATCTTTGAAAAAAGCATTTGATGCTTATATAGATGCTCCAAATGGAGGAACAATATTACAACCAGGATATGCTCAAACAGGTGTTATAGAACTATTGAGCGATGTTATAGTTCCAAGTACTGGAGCCGATGCTATGACTTATTTAAGTATAAATCAATTAAGATTAAGGGGTAATGGTTTTACAATTTATTATAGAGGAACTCAAGATTACTTTATATCTACACAATATTTATGTAACTTAGATCCAAAAACAATAAATGGAAAATTAGATAACACAATCTTTATGTCTTTTAAAGATGTTACCATTATTTCAGAAACAAAACATAAAATGATTTATAATTTAAATTATAAATCTCCAAGTATATCTACCTTTCAAAATAGTGTAGGTATTGATTTTGAAAATTGTAAAATTTACGATACAGCATATCAAGAAGATTTTAGTAGTTATTCTTCTGTTGGAACATTATTTGGTGGTACAGTTTACGCACAAAACACTTTACCAACTACAAATTATATGATAGTTAATAAAGATATTAATTGGTATGGTGAGGGTGGATTTACAATGAAAAATTGTAAAATTGTAGGATCTTCTTCAACATTAGTTTATAATTTAAATACTTCAACTTCATGGTATAATATTGACATGAATTTTAATAATTATTATACTAATTATGAAACAGAAGCATCTTCTGTATATAGTCCAAAAGATAATTTATTTTATATTATAAACAGGACAGATGGAACTTCTGGTAGAAGTAATGGTTATATTAGAATTGAAAATTTTAGTCAAACTAATCAACAAGGTTATTCTGGAGGCTTTATTATTGGTGGAGAAGAGGCTTTTTGCAAATCAATAGGTCATTCTCAATTAATACTTGAGTCTGGAAAATTTCATTCTGACAGAATGAAAAATTTAATTCAAATTGACAGTTTAGATGGAGAAGTTACTTTAAATTATTTAGATACTATTGCTGTTCAAATTTCTGATAATACTTATGGTTCTTTTAAATATATTGGATCTTTACCTTTAACACCTAAAACTGTTTCTGTTACTGGTTCAAATATAAAAGATGTAAAAAACTGGACAACTAATCAATTTATAAGAGTGACTGCACCTTCTGCGACTATTAATGGTACTTATTTTAATGATTTACCGACTTATGCAGATAATACGGAAGCTTTAACTGGTGGTTTAATACCAGGAAATATTTTCTTTAATACAAGCACTAAAATAGCAACTAGGGTTTCTTAAATTATTACTCATGTCAACAATTCAATGTAACGAAATAAATCAAACAATAAATGAATTATTAATTGCTTTTCAAGATTGTGTTAGAATAAAAAATTCAGATTTAACAAAATTAGTTGAATTAGTAGCTGCTGTAAATGAATGTGCTAATGGAGGT